TTAGGCTCTGGCGGGTTTGGCAACAACATCCGCAACGCCAGCTACCAGATGACCGACTTTGTGGTTCAGGTACAAGGCGGCCAAGATGCAATGCGGGCGTTCTCGCAGCAGGCTCCTCAATTGCTTGCAGCCTTTGGCGGCATGGGAGCGGCAATCGGTTTGGTTGCGGCTGTAATGCCCTCAGTGGTCGCAGCGCTTGGCGGGGCTTCTGTCAAGATGCAAGAGGCCAGCAAGGCGGCTGAGATATTCAGCGGCTCGATGAACGACCTGAACAGGCTGGCGTCTAATCACAACTTGGATCAGTTGGCCGAGTCTTTTAATAAGCTCGATGCTGGTGCTCGCAAAATTGCGCTGAGCGTGATGGAGGCCAGGCTTGAGATTGGTAAGCTTACCGCTGACCAAGAGCGCAAAAACCTTAAAGACTACATCGATTCATTTGGCGATGTGGGCAGTCAATACGCTTACATCAAAATCACAGACAGACTGGGGCTTGATCAAGCCAGCGCGGGTGAAGTCACCAGCATCATGCGCGACCTTAAAACGGGCACGCTTGATTACGCCAAGGCGCTTGAGGCTTTGAATAAGCTAGGGGCCACAGGCAACAATGAGTTTGTCAAGTTTTATACCGACATTAAAAACGGTGCTGTAACACTGGAGGAGCTCAAGCAAAAGCAAAATGGCTTGGCTCAGTCAATTGACACTGTGACTAACGCTGCTGGCAAGAACATTGTCAGCCAAAAGGAGCTCACAGACGCGGCGAAAAAGCAGGCAGACGCGTTAAAGAAGGCAGCTGATGAGCTGCAAAAGATCAAGGACGCCGCAGCCGACCGTGAGATCGATGCCATCGCCCGGCAGTTCGACGACATGGCCAAGGCCACCAAGGCTGCGGCTGATGAGGCCAAGCGGTTGCGCGAAGCAGCAATGGATCGGGAGCTCGACGCAATCGCCAATTCTTTTGAAAAGCTCAAGGGTGCCAACCCTCTCACAATAATCACTGAAGAGCTCAACGCACTTGGCCAGCGGGTTCGCAACTTGGACGCCTTGCGCGAGCAACTTGACGACCTGTACTTCAGCGGCAAGATCACGGGCGAGGAGTTTGAGCACCTGGGCAAGAAGTTCGGCACGTTTGTTGAAGCCGCATCAAGTGCTCAGGTAGGCGGCAAGCTCACTGGCTTGGCGGGCATCTTGGACAGCAACTTCAATAGTTTCTTCGAGAACATGGAGCGCGGTACAGCGTCAGCAAGCGAGGCGTTCAAGCGAATGGCCGAGTCTATCCTTGCGCAGATTTTGCGATTGGCCGCGCAAAAGGTGATTCTGAGCGCGTTTGGCCTCGACATTGGCAGCGGCGGTAAGTGTGCCAAGGGCGGCGCGTTTGCGAGCGCTACTGGCCTGCCTTGGGGCGTGTATGACAAACCCACCTATTTCAACATGCCCGGCAACGGCCCGTTGCAAAAGTATGCCAAAGGTGGCGTGCTAGGCGAAGCTGGCTATCCTGAAGCCATCCTCCCATTGCGCCGCACCAGCAGCGGCAAGCTGGGCGTGGAGTCTACGGCTCCCGTGGTCAACATCTACAACAGCTCAGGCGCGAGCGTGCGGGCCGAGGAAGATCAAAACGGTGGCATTGCCGTATATATTGAGCAAGTCAAGAATTCCATCAGTCGCGACATTCGCTCCGGCGCAGGTGCCGTGACCTCCGCCCTTCAGGGCACTTACGGCCTGAGCCGTGCAGCAGGAGCACGTTGATGGCAATCTCTAACGCATTGCGCAGGGTCTGGGTCAGCAACCCAACCGACTCGACTTATCTTGACACTATTGAGATTTACCACGCCGCTTGGGGCCGCTCTTACGCTTTTGTGGCAGCACCGCAGGGCTTCACGGGGGGATCATCCAAGGGGCTCATCACTTATGACCCTTTGCCCTTTAGCGTCACGATGCCCGTCTCATCGGGCGAAGGCGTCACGGGGTTGGCCATCAACGTCGTTAACACCGGGCTGGAGATGATGCAGCACTTGGAGCTGGCGGCAACGCAGCCCGGCACGCCCATTCGCGTGACGTTTCGCATCTATGTGGACAGTGACACATCAACGCCCGCCTCTGATGAGATTGTGATGGACGCTTCGGCCTCGGCTGATGACACTACTGTTACGCTGACAGCTACGCCTGCCGACATGCTTAACGTGCAGTGGCCGCGACTGCGTTACCGCCAAGCGCTGTTCCCAGGGCTGTCAAGATGAACGACCTGATTGGCAAGCCATACAAACTCGGCGCTGCTGGCCCCGATGCGTTCGATTGCTGGACGCTAGTGGTGGAGGTTGCCAAGCGCCGCGGGGTCATTGTCCCCGAGCTTAATTGCGAGGGCTTCAAGCAAGCTGAAATTGTCGATTTGGCAAGCAGCCTGCGGTATGATATAGCGAAAGAAACCTGTCAGCCTGCCGACGGCGATGTGCTGCTGAGTCTGCGGCTGGCGCACATTGGCACCGTGTTTGGCGACATGGTTTTGCACACCCACCGACGACATGGGGTTATTTTGGAAAAACTCGGCTCATTCTTGCGAACGTACCGCGACGCCAAAGCCTACAGGTGGATTGCGTCATGAGCGTTGTTGTTATCCCCAACCCGCTGCGCCCCGGCGAGCGTTCGGTTTTCAAGATCGCCCACGCTCAATATGCCCGCGATGTGGTGCCGCCCGGAACCGTCAACGCCAAGGTGGTTATTAACGGCCAAGACGGAACGCTTGATAGCATAATTTGGCCCCGTGATATTGTTGTCGTTGTGGTGTTGCCCGCCGCGCCTGTTGCCGCTGCTGTGGCATCGTGGTGGGCAGCAACTTCCATCACAACCATTTTGGTCTCAGCGGTTGTGAATTTGGCAATTGGGGCTGTTCTTGGCGCTATTTTCAAGCCCAAGAAACCAGCGGCGGCATCTTCAAGCGGTGGAGATTATTCGCCGTCTTACTCTATTGGAGCCGCAAACAACCAGGCGCGACTTGGCGCTGCGGTGCCTGTTGTTTATGGCACTGTGCCGCGCTTTGTCCCCGACTATGCGGCCCAACCTTACATTGAATTCCACAACGATCACCAATACATCTTTTTGTTGTTCTGTTTGGGCGTTGGCGATGTCAAAGTGAATCACGTGTACATGGGCAACACACTGTTAACTGCAGATCACGATTATGTTTTAAGGGTTTACCCTGCAAGCCAAGCAAAGCAGTTTGGCACCATCACCGCAGACTGGGACGCATCAGCGCCTTCTGTGAGTAATCTGTTGTGGGATGGGCCAGCCTTTATTGAAAACGCTTGGTCGTCTGATGATTTTAGCGACACGATCCTTGCGGCCCCTAACCAACCTCTCCCCAGTGGTGCTGCGGGCACATACTTTTATAGGGTCATTGGACCTTACATCATTGGCAAGTCAAATTACCAAATGTCAATGCAGCAGGTGTTTGTCGATTTTTCTTTGCCGCGGGGCCTTTACAAGCAAGACAAAACCACAGGAGAATTTTTATCACACAGTGTGACTATTCGCTTTGAGTGGGAGCTGATTAACGACAGCAATCAGGTAGTCACAAAAGGCAACACAGACCACGTGATTAGTTTATCGCATGACAGGCCAAGGTACAGCTCGATAGTTATTAAACCGCCAGCTGGTGGCTGGGCGTCTTTTAATTGCAGCAGAATTCGTATGCGAGCCTACAGGGTCTCCCTCTCATTGTTGGACAGGTATCACCAAGACGAAGTGGTTTGGACGGGAATGCGTGTTCAATACAACGCGACTGGTGCCGAGGTAGCACAGGCTTACCAAGGCGTCACCATTGCGGCAATGCGGGTCAAGGCGTCCGAGATGTTCTCATCCGGCGCGTCCCAACAAGTCTCGATGGATGTGACCAGGCTGAAAACTGGCACAACCAATGAGCTGGCAAACCCTGCCGAGGTTTATGAGGACATCCTGAGCAACCCGCTATTGATCGCGTCGCCCGTGCCAGCTCTTAATTTAGACATCCCAGCCATCAACGCGGCCAAAGCCAAGTGGGAGGGCGTGTCGCGGTTTAATGGCGTGTTGGACAGCCAGTCTACAGCTTGGGAGGCGGCGCAAGTCGCGCTTCAGGTGGCGGCTGCTGCTCCCATGCGCGTTGGTCAGCAAATGACAATCGTGCACGATTGCGTCAAAGACAAGCGCATTGCCCTGTTTGGACGCGGCAACATTGTCGCAGCCTCTTTGCGGATTACTTACGTCTTCGCTCAGACCGATGATCCAGAGGGCGTGAAAGTTGAATACCGCGACCCACAAAATTTTGACCCGCGTTATGTGGTTGTGGATTTGGCAGGGGCCGAGTCGCCGCTGCTGACCAACACGGACAACGTGACATTGTTTGGCTGCACCGACAAGGATGTGGCCAAGCGGCACGCTATTTTGAGAGCCAAGCGCCGCACGGTGTCGCGCAAGATGGTTCAATTTGAGACTGAATTGGACGGCTTGACCGTGCTGCATGGTGATCGAATTGCTGTATCTCACGACATGCCTTCGTGGGGTCAGTCTGGTTATTTTGTGGACTTCGACGCTGCCACAAAGACGGCAATTGTAGAAGCTCCGCTAGACTGGGCAGGCTCTGGCCACATGATTGTGGTGCGCGATATTTTTGGCGATGTGCACACCACAACCGTCACAAAGGGCGCAGACGACTCGACCATGATCTTGGGGGCAAGCTACCAGCTCGCAGGCCTTGGCGGTGATGTTGACCCGACTCCGTTTTCTTTTGGCACATCTACAACGGCCGTCACCGACTGGATTGTGTCATCCATGACGCCACAAGGCACAACGGTGCTGATTGAGGCCGTTGCCTACGACCCTTCCGTCTACAATGGGGCGCTTCCCTGGCAGGCATACGCCACAGCGCCCGATGGCCCCCCGCCAGCGTACGTGCCGCCAGCAGTCTTGCCAGACCTCCC